GTATTGGCAGCGAACATCCGGCCCCGAGGCGCTGTAGAACGCCGCATTGCGCCCAACGCCCTGCACGATTGCCGTGAGACGATAGCCGTTGCCGACAACCAGCGCCCCAGAAGACCTGTAGATGGAGTGCCGACCGCTGGTTACGGTTTCAGCTACAAATGCCGCAGCCAGCGGATTGCCGACCTGCGCTGTGATCAAATCAAATCCGGCCGCAATCGGAGCCACAAAAGCAGTCGTAGCAATCTGTGTGGTGTTGGTGCCAGCCGCCGCAGTCGGCGCGGTGGGGGTTCCGGTCAGCGCCGGGCTTGCCAGCGTCTTATTCGTGATGGTCTGCGTCCCGGTGAGGGTGACGTAAGACGCGGCCTGCGCTTCGATGGCCGTGCGATCCAGCCCGGTCTGCACCCGGTCGGCTGCGGTGGCAACGGCATCGGCAGCGGTGGCCGTGCGATCCAGCCCGGTCTGCACCCGGTCGGCTGCGGTGGCAACGGCATCGGCTGCGGCGGCATCTTGAGAGGCCAGAGCCGCCTCTGCGGCATCTTCCGCCGCAGTTGCCGCCGCCTCTGCCGCAGAGGCGGCGGCAACTGCGGCAGCGCCGGCCTCCTCCGCTCCGGCAATCTGCCCGATGGTGGGCCCATCCGTCAGGACCTTGCCATCCGGCCCGCCGTACAGCGCACGACCGGGTTGCGGGATGATCACCTGCGCCCCGCCCAGCACGCGGACGGCACCAGCCGCCTGTTCCTGCAGGGCCATGGTCAGATGGTCCAACTGGCGCTCAAGGCCCTTCTCGCGCGGTGCTGCGCCAACCCAACCCTGTTCGGGCGTCGTGCCACGGCGCAGCCAGAGAAAGTCACCATCATGTGCGGTAGCCTGTTCTGGCGACAGGTAAAGATCACCTGCCGTTTCAGAGCTGATCGGATCGACAATGAAGCCATCAAGCGGCGTCAGAACGCCGTCCAGGTCAATCAGCGCCTCGACTGTGCCCGCCCCGTAAGGGAATGGGATCTGATAGGGGCCGACGCCGCTGATCACATAGGGCGTTGGCAGGGTCAGGGCTTCGATGGTCAAAACGCCACCTCCGTTGAAAACTGCTCTATGGGAGTTTTCGGAGGGGCTGCCCGCTCGCTGCGACGGACCCGGCCTTGGTGTAACGTCACCCGAACGGCCAGCTTTCCGGCGGTCAGTCGGACGCCAATGGCGCTACCCGACACCATATCTTGTGGCATGATTTACGCATTCGTGCAAGGCTAGTCCACGGGCGCGCGCCCCATCGACACGTCCTGCATCCTGCGCACCTGTTGCGCCGCCGCCTGCCGGAAACAGCCGACCGAGGCCACCAGTGCAAGGATCGTCTGTTCAGTATCCGGGTCACGCAACCGGGCAAAAACCGGCTCCAGCGAATGGCTCAACGCCCGCTCGATGCCCGCCAGATGGGCCAGCGCGTCCCGTGCCTCTTCGGCGCCGTCGAAAACCTCCTGCATCGGATCAAGCATGGCTCACCTCCAGGGCGGCAGACAGATGGGTGAAAGGCACGACAAAGCCGCGCACGCAACCACCTTGCAGCCGCCGCACCGAAGCTTCGGTTCCGGGCAAGGCACGAAGGGCGGCGCGATGCACACCGGCGGCCCAGGGGCTGCCATCAAAGATCGCCGCGCCATTGGCCACGAACAGCCCTTCCGGGGCCAGCCGCAGGCCAAGCGGGGCCAGCAGGGCATCGGCGTGATCGTCGCCCACATGCTGCGCCTGCAGGCGGGCCGGGGCGGCGCGGTGCAGGAAGGCCAGACAGCGCAGGCCCACCTCGGGCGACGGCTGCGCCACAGCCGGTTGCTGGGCGGGGTTCAGCGGCGGCAGGGGGCTGCGCGCCCACATGGCCAGCCCGGCCCGGGTGCCTGCCAGCAACCGCGCCTCACGCACCATCGACAGCCAGAGTTCGGCCTCGCGGAACGGGCCGGGGCTTTGCAGCGCCGGTTCGGCCATGGGCGCGGCAGGATGCACATATCGCCCGGTGCGGCGGATCGCGGGCAGCACCTCGGCGGTGATCCATTTGCGGAACCGCCGGGCCGCAGGCTTGTCGGACCGGATGACAAGAGCGTAGAGGCCGCTTTCGGAAATGAGGTTCAGGGCGCTACGGCTACCCTCGATCTGATCTAGGGTAACTTCGTCCTCATCCAGCCGCCGCACAGCGTCAGTCGTGTTGAGAATTTCCAGCACCCGGCAGACATCGGCGGCGACAAACCACGGCTCGCCGTCGCGCATGATGGCGCGCACGGCCTGTTCTTCAAAATCAAAGGGAATGATCTCGCTCACGGCGAAGGCTCCTACGGTTTGAGGAACCCGGCTCCGTCGCCAAACGGGTGGCCGGGCAACGACAGGTTGGCGAACCGGCCGTAGGAACCGGCAGGCCTTGCGGCCTCCCATCGCGCCCGACCATAGAAAAAGCCGCACCAACGGCGCGGCTTCGATCAGCGCCCTACACAGACGGGTCGCCAAACCCGGCGCGATCTTTTCTATCGCGCAGATGTAGGGTGCCTGTAGGCTGGCGGAAAGTCAACAGGCATCGAATCACCCGGGGTTTTTGTGTAATGGATCCTGCTATTCTCTTGGCAAACCTGTTCGTTCATTTGACATCTTGGAATGGGATTGCCTCGATTATTGCAGTTGCCTGCCTGCCTCGCTGGTTGGCAAAGGGCATTGCTGTTGTTGGGTGCAGCGTGCTGGCTGGCGGCCTCACATACCTTGATAGCCGCGAGTATGCAGCGGTCTTCGGCGACGATCAGTCGTCGCTGCTGGGATATATCCTATATTATTTTGTCGGTCTTTTTCCCATCGCTTTGATTTCTGGATGGGTTATGTCTTTGTTCGACCGCAAACAGCCGAATTAGCCCAGCCCTACGGTGCCCCGCCGAAGGCATTCATCAGGTCCGGTCCCCGGTCGGGCCCGGTTTCACCCTGCAGCCACCAGCTGCGCGTGCCGTAATCGCGCTCTTGCTGCTGCCGGCGGCGGCGCCAGTCCTTTTGCGCTTCGGGGTCGAGGAAGTCCTGAAGCTGATCGCTGACAAGCCGCGCAAAGGCGAGCCGGGCATACCAGAGGCTGGACCCCACAGGCGTATTCTGGCGCTGGAAACGGGACAGGGCGCGGCCCCAGTTGGTGCTGCGGCCCTCGGCCGCCGCCCGCATCGGCTCGGCCACCAGCCCGATCGCATCACCGATCAGGCCGATGGTGGGGCCGGCCATGGTTTCGCCCAGGCCGCCACCGGCGCGGCTGGCCTCGGCCGCAAAGAAATCGCCGAAGATGCCCAGACCGCCGCCCTGAAACAGCGCGGCCATCCAGAACTTGGTGTCGGTCATGGGCCGGGGATCGTTGCCCTTGGCCAATTCCTTCAACTGCACCGCCACGCCGCCCAGCAAAAGCAGGGGAACAAAGATATTTGCGGCATAGCGTGCCTTGTTCATCGCCCCGGGCTGTTGCAGGAACCGGCGATACTGCGACAGCATCAACGACAGCGGATAGCCCTTGTAGCTGGTCGAAGATCGCAGAAACTCCCCCGGTGCCGAACCGGGCTTGCTGTCGCCCTGCGTCCGCGCCTTGCCCTCGATCGACATGCTGGGCATGGCGAACTCAAGCTCTTCGCGGATCGCCATCTGCAACCGCATTGCCAGACCTTCCGCCTCCATCCGGGGCAGCGCGGTCTGGTGTTCGAGGAACCACTGGGCCGAAATGAAATCAGCCCCGCCCGGCTCGCGGAACCGCACGGCCGGGTCGCGCAGAAGATCCCAGTCGGCGGCGGTGATGCCGCGCTTGGTCAGCATCCGGCGCATGTCCGGGTCGATCTTGTCGAAGGCCAGATCGGCCATGTCGGCCAGCTTGGCCGAGACCTCCATCTGGAAGGCGATGCGCCGCATGTCGGTGATATGGGTCAGCCCGCTGGCGCGCAGCGTAAAGCCCGACAGGCGGGCCGGAAGGCCGGTGCCGAACAACTCGCCGAAATAGCGGGCCGATCCGCCACCCGCCTCGCCCAGGGCCTGTGCCACATAGCCCAACCGCGCCGCCTGCGCCCGCGTCATGTCGCTCATGGTCAGCGCCATGGTGCGGGTCGCCACATTGGCAGGGTTCAACCCGATGGCCTTGGCCGCCAGGCGCAGGGTGGCCGCATCGGTTACCGATGACAGCACCGCCGACCCCAACTGGATCGAGGCCAGAACCGATCGGGTTCCCGAAAAGAAGGCGGCGGTGACCATGTGTTCGGGCACGTTGGCGGCGCCATCGGCATGGGCCAGCATCACCTTGGCCAGCTTGCCCTGCCGCCCCACGCGCGCCGCCATCTTGGCATCGCCCGCGGTCTCGGCCCGCTTGGTGGCAACCTGCGTTGCAAATTCCAGCCCGCCGCGCGGGTTCGGCCCCAGCACCTTCATCATGGCCACATCGCGGGCCAGCCCGTGCAGGCCGGTCAGCATCGCGCTGAACGGGTCAGAATGGCCATAGGTGGCGTTGTAGGCCAGCCAGTCGTCGCCGCTGGCGAAATGCAGCACCCGGTAATCCGCGCGCTGGTTGTAAAGGGCAGCACCTCCTGCGCGCATCGAAGGGCTGCGGTCATCCCAGCCGTTGGTGGTGATGCCCTTGTAGACATTTTCCAGAAACCGCCGGGCGGCGGCGGCATTGGGCGCGGCGCCGGGGGTGCTGGTAAAGGGTTTTCCGGTCGTCAGATCGGTGATCTTGTGCCAGGCGAGACGGGGCGAAATATCGGCCGCCCATTTGGCAAATCCGTGCTTTTGCAGCATCGCCGCCGAATGGGCATGGGCCACGCCGTAATCCGCCAGCTCGCCGACATCGCCGCCATGGGCGTTGAACAATTGCCGCATCCGGCGCTGCTGATAGCGCACGGCATCGGCCAGCTTTACCGCCGTGGCATTGCCGGTCTTCTGGCCATGCAGCTCGCGGATCACGTCGATGAACCCGGCGCGGTCGCTGACCGATCCGGCGATGTTCAGCCCGTGCTTCTGCAGCACATCGAAAAGACCGGCATTGATGATGTCCACCATGGCTTCGGTCAGGCCGCGCACGCTTTCGCCCTGAAATCCATCGCGGGTATGCCCTTCGATCAGGTCGCGCAGCACCCGGCCCGGATCGTCGGCCGTCTCGACCAGTGATTTCAGGCGGCGCATCGCCTGCAATTCGTTCAGCACCTTGTGACGACGCGAGCGGGCGGCCTTCCGTGTTGCCTCTTTCAGGTCGGCCGCCGCGCTCGCTGCAGCTTGGGCGGGCGGCATGACGGTCTCATACCGCGCGCGCAGCTGGTCAAATTCCGCCAGGGCTGCGCGGCCCTGTGCAGGATGCAATTCCTTGGCATCGACAGCGCGCTGGATGCAATCGGCGATGCTGGTCATGTGTTCTTCCCTCCAAGAGTGCAGGCGTCGATCACCGCATTCAGCGTCTCGTCAGCGTCCAGATCGTCCAGCAGGTCAGATGCACGGGTGCCGTCGGGCAGTTCGAAATCGCCAAGGTCTTGGAATTCGGCGCGCGCGGTGGCAATCTGGCGGTCGATGTCGTCGATCTTGCCTCCGGCGGCTGGATCGACTATATTCTGGCTCGTGTCGGTGCCCCGGCTAGCTGTGTCATCCGGGGCTTTCACAGCGCCGGTGTCCGTCGTAGCGGTGCTGCCGACATGTTCCTTTTCATATGCCGTCATCAGCCAGGTCTTGGATTTCTTGTCGAAGTCCAGCCGAACCACGGCCCGCCCGGTCTCATCCGAAAGGCGGGTGCGGTTCGGGCCAGATTTTGCCTCGTCCTTTTTCAGGCGGGACAGAAAGCCTTGCAGATCGTCCAAAACCTCGGGGTGCTTTTCGGCAATCTTGGCCAAGCCAAAACCCTCTTCGCCCGGTCCTGGCGCTTTGCCGTAGATCAGATCAATGGGTTCCTTCAGGTCGGGGTGCTTCAGGACGCCGATGGCTTCACCCGTCTTGTCGGCCAGAATGCGGGCAATGGCCTCTTGCGGCTTGCCTTCATATTGGCGGTGGATTGGGCCAAAGGGGCCCGTTTCAGGGGTTTTCAACTCATCCACCGCCAGTTGGTCGGCCGCCTCGGCCTCGGGGCTGTCGGCACCTTTGGCAAAGGCGGTTTCCGGCAGGTCCGGCAGTTCGGCTGGGCGCGCGGGCGGCGGAGCAAGCGGCGGGATATCGTCGGGCAGATCGGCAAAGGCATTGCTGTCGATGGTGCGCAACACATCGGCGGGGCGGGCGCCCAACATGTCATCGGGGCGGCCGGCCATGCGCGCTTCATCGGCATAGCGGCTCAGGAACCGGGCGATCTCGGCCGCAGGGGCGGCCCGGCCATTGCGCCAGAATTTGCGCAGCAGCCCGCGCACAAGCGGGTTCATGGCCCCGTCAAGCATGTCATCGTGGCCAAGGATCAGTTCCATCGCCTGCGCGATGGTCTGCCCTGCTTTGCCACCCATCTTTCGCGCCTCGATGATCGTCACCAGTGCATCCATGACATGCGCCGTGATGTCGAATTCTGGCCGGATACGCCCGGTCTCAACATCGGACAGCATAGCGGTCCAGGACGGGGCGGCGGCCTCCAGCGCGTCGATCAGCGATTTCAGGTCGCTGGTCTCGTCTCCCTCGGCATACCGGGTCAGGATGCGCGGATCAGGCCAGGCGCGCGCAAAGAAGGCATCGGCCATCCGGCGGCGGCCCTCACTGTTCAGCGTGTTTTCCTGCGTGAAAAGCGCATTGCGTTCAGACCGAGGCAAGGCGGCCAGAACAGACCTTACAAAGCCAAGGTTTTCTTCGGCCTGTAGGCCAGCCTCCGGGCGATAGATCGCCAGCCGGTCGGCAGTCATCGCGCGGGCCGATGTGCGGGCAATTTCGGTGGGCGTCATCCGCGCAACGCCACTGTCCTGCGCGTCGATTGCCATCTGCTCCAATTCGTCGTCGGTCAGATGGGTCTTGCGGCGGGCAATCAGGACCGGGCGTTCAACACCTTCCGGCACAGTGAAACCTTCCGCCTCGATCTGCTGCCGATAGGCCGCAGCCCGGTCGGGGTGCTGGTCATAGGCGCGCATGATGGCCGCGACGCGGCCGTTGCCGCTTTCGATCATGTTGTTCGGCCCGACAATCGGGGTGCCCCGGTCTGCGGTAGGCGAGGGCATCAGCAGTGCCGGGTCGAGCCGCGCGGCGGTTTCGGCAATCCAGATGTCGGAATTCGCGCGGCTGCGGTCGCGCGGCTGAAACCGGCCCTCGGCCTTGCGCAGCAGGCTGGCGTCCACCACGACATATTCCACGTCGATCCGGCGGTCGCCGACGACGATCTGCCCTTCGCCGGTATAGCCGCGAGAGGTGGGGGTGAAACCACCCCCCGATGCCGGGCCATAGCTGGCATCACCCAGCGCAAGCCCTTCGTATTTAGGCACCTGGCCATTGGAGGCCTGATCATAGACAGACCGGGCAAAGCCAGCGCGCCGGTCATTATGCGGCACGCCGGGCCGCTCGTAATACCGGCTGACGGCCAAAGCCGCATCCTGCGGCGTGGTGGTGGCCCAGATTTCGGCCTTTGCCCGGCCTTCAGTAGTGTCCAGTTCGTGCAGGATAAAGTCGATCTGGGTGTCGAGGTCTTGCCAATCCTTGCCTCGCTTGCGGGCAAACTCGATCAGCGCCGGGCGGCGGTCGTTCCACTGGGCGATGCCAACTGCCGATCCGCCATCACCGACCGCGTGCGGGTCGATCGAGGCGCGGCTTTCAACCATGAAATTCCCGACGAAGCCTGCGGCAATATGCGGCGGCATACCTTTTTCGATCAGGCGGCCATAGACATAGCCGACCCGATTGGATTTGGGCGATGCATTGCCCGCCGGTGTAAATTCGAACGCCTCCCATGCCACATGGCCGTCGGGCTGACGCGGCGACTTGGCGGGGCTTGTGTCGCCCTCCAGCCGACGCCCGGCATCGCGGATGGCGCCCTCATGCAGGCCAGGGCTGACATCAGGGTTTCGGCTCTCGGCCGTGCCTGTGCCCCGTTCGGTGCGATACTGCACAAAACGCTTTACGCCATGGCCGATGGCACCGAGGCCCCCCGCAAAGACACCTGCCGTGAGGGCAGCTATTCCCATATCGGCCAGAAGGTTTGGCTCGGGCACGTCCAGTTGATCGGCCACGTCCTGACGCCGGCCGGCGATGGCAAGCTCGGAGGCCGCGCCAAGGGCACTTTCCCCTGCCACGAACTTCAGAAAACCTGTGACGCCTTTCCCGGCACTGCCTCCAAAGCCCATCGTCGCAATGCTGGCGGGATCGGAAAGGCCCGCATAGGCCCGCCCCAGAAAGTTGGCCATGAAGGCGCCATCAGGAGCGGCAGCGGCAATTTCGGCGGCCTCGGCATATTCTGCGTTGCGTCGCCGGATGATCTCGGCCTCGATCGCCTGCGGACTGTCTGGGAGGTCCTTCCATTTTTCTGGGTCGGCCGCTTTTGCCTTGGCGATAGCGGCAAGAACTGCGGCCTTGCGCGGCCCGGCCGACGGAGACAAGGGCTGATCAATTCCGCCCATCGCCATATATGGCAGTGCGCCGCGCTGGCGGGCTTTCGCTTCCGGAGAAATGTAATCGCCGACTGCACCTTCCAGCTCGGTCAGATACTGGCTCTCGAACTGGCCAGACCTGCCCCAGCTGTCATCTTCGATCCGGCCCATCGTAACCGCAGCGCCAAGCTGTTCGCCGAACGAGCTGGCACGGCGCGTGGCCAATGGCAGGGGCAGTGCGGACGGTTCTTCCGGATCATAAGCTTTGAGAAACCAGGTCACGGGCCATACTCCCGCAACAGTTTCTTCATGCTGAAGACAAACTCTCGGCCAGTCTGGCTGTCGACTGCCTTAGCGCCGCCCCCTATGCTGAGGACCATGACATACTGGTCCGGACCCAAAGCCACAAAGCTGGCACCAGCCAAATCGGAGGCGGTCAGGGGCTCGCCGTTGATCGTAGGCAAGCCCCCGGATACCGAAGAACGCAGCAAGGCAGCATTCGAGGTCTCCGGCAGTTTTGTGGTTGCTGCGATCACCCCGGAGCCGAAACCACCCTCTTCAACAGTAAGATGCCGCCGCAGGCCAAGCGCCGCCGTTTCGACATCGTCGGCGCGAATGCCCGGGTCCAGCAGGGTCAGACGGCCATTGACCTCTTGCAGGCCGCCTCGCGCATTGGAACTGCCCACCTGACCGCTGCCGCCCATCACCTCATGCAGCGCCTGCCGGTAAAGGTCTTCGTCAATGGCGCCGGTGGGGTCAATCCGGCGCACGCGCGAGGCGTAAAGCGCATCGGCTGCCGCCATCACACTGGCCTGTTGCGCCTCGCCGCCGGGCAAATCCGAAAAGACTGTGCCGAGTTGCTCGAAGGTGGGCGCCAGCCTGTCGGCGGCGGGCGGCAGGATCAGGTTCTTGGCCTCCATCGCCTGCTCGCCCGACAGGATTTCGGCGGCAAGGCCGGGGCTGCCTGCGCCGCGTGCCTGCATCCCGCCCACCCAGGACAGCACCGGGTCAGCCGCCAGCGCGGCGATCTGGCCCGGATCGCCGCCGCGTTCCAGCACGGCCCCGGTCAATGCGCCGGCCAGTGCTGCCTTGGCCGCCGGATCGGCCATACCGGCGAAGGTCTTGGTCAGGGCGGCCTGTTCGTCCTGATCCAGAATGACAGCATCGGCGCTATAACCCTTCGCCTTCATGTCCTGCCCGAAGGTGACGCGGGCGGCGATGGCATCGGCAAAGGCATCGGGATTGGCCGGATCAAAGGCGGGCAGTTGCGGCACCGGGAAACCGGATTTCTTGGCATAACCCAGCGGATCGGTGCGCAGGCCATCGGTGGCCCGCTCGCGCTGCGCCTCCAGCACGACAAGGCGCTTTTCATCCCATGTTTCGCTGATCGGGCGTTTCTTTTCCGCCGCGATCAGCGCGTCCAGCTCGGCCGGGGTCTTGAACGCCAGATCGGGAATTTCCTGCCGCAGAGCCAGTGCGGCCATCGCCTCGGGATAGCGCGGGCTGGCCTGCACATCCGGGCGGGCCAGAAAGGCCTGATCCACGGCAATGGCACCGCCGTGATCGGACAGGTCAATCAGCTTGCCCAGATCCTTGTCAACCTGTGCGGCGGCTTCTTTGGCACCGGCTTCCGCAGCCTTTTGTTCGGCCACCGCGCGGCGGTCAACTTCGGCCTGCGCCGAAACGCCATAGCGGGCGCGGGTTTCGGGGTCGAGGTTGGCAAACTCGTCGCCGTCCAGCGCCTCAATCAGGCCCTGCGGATCGGCGGCCTGCAGTTCGATCGCGGCGGCGTTTTCGGTGCGCTGGCGGAAGTCGCGCTTGGCGATGGCAGCTTTTTCCGGGTCCATGGTGCCCGCCGCGACCTGCCGGTCGGTTTCCTCGTCAAAGTCGGCATACAGCTTGTCACGGGTTGCGGGGTCTGCCTTGGCCGCCTGATCGCCCGCGACGGTCGAGTATTCGTAATAGGTCGCAGCGCGCTGGCTCTGGCGCAGGGCAAGGAAGCGCCCGCCCAGGGCGAGAGCGTGGGTATTGCTCAGATCATCGAAGGCCAGCCCGAAATTTTCTGCGTTTTTGGGGTCGATCCGGGGGCGGCCGCGATCATCGGTGCCCCCCTGATAGGTCTGGCGCAGGCGCGCGATACCCTGATCCCAGGCAGCGCCCGCCGCCTCGGGGTCGCCGATCTCTTCGACCTGCAGGCGCAGATCGCCAAGATCCTTGGTCATGTCCACGCGCAGCCGCGACATCTGCCGGTCAAGGCGATCAGCTTCCAGCGCCGTGCCGAATTGCAGCATCCGGTTGCCGAACTGGGCCACCATCGCCCCGGTCTGCGGCGCCTCGAACTGTTCGGTGGCGGTGCGCCCGACGATATTGGGCGCGCGCGGGACGGTCAGCTCGCTCATTGCGACAGCTCCGGCCAGAGGTCGGGGGCGGCGGTCAGCAGCGTATCTGCCGCGCTGAAGACGCCCGACAGCATCGACTGTGTGCCGCGCGCGCGCAGCGCCCGTTGGGCTGCCGTCATTTCAATCTGCTTTGCTGCCCCGCCCTGCCGCACACCTTGCGACGCGAAGGACATTTCCTGCGCGGCCGTCTGGCCCAGCAGAACCGCCGTCGGACTGTCCAGAGACACGCCCCGCGCCGCCAGCTCGGCGGTCTGGCGCCGCATGACGCTGCGATATTGCGCGCGGGTGCGGCGGTCTTCGGTCGCCGTCATCTTGGCTTCGGCGGCTTTTTGTTCCTCGATGGCGGCGGCGCTGGCCTTGGCGGCGCGCGCACCGGCAATGCCAGAGTAGATCGACCCGCCGATGCCGACGATCGTGCCGATGGTCTGGGCAATGCCCCCGACCGTTGCCGCGCCCGCTGCCGCCCCCGCTGCCGTCGCTCCAGCCGCTGCGCCACCGCCCGTCAGAAGTGCCATTGCTGCCGGGATACACATCAGCGGCCATGCTCCGCAACGGGCGCAATCAGCGCGGTGACGGTCATCGGTGCCAGCCCGACAGGCGAGAAGCGCAGNGCGCATTCTGTCGCCGTGCCNGTCTGAACCTCGGCTGTGGCCAAGCCCGAATGGGCGGTTGCAAAGGGCTGGCCGATCGGGCCTTTGACAAGATAGGTCAAAGACTGCGGCCGNGGCGGNGTGCCGAAATCGGTTTCTACTGCGCGCAGACCNGCCTGCACGGTCTGGTGAAGCCCGACGCGCACCGGGNTTTGCAGCCGCTTGCGGCGCCCCATGGTCGATCCATCCGGGGCGGCACCCTGAATATCCATCGTTTCGGCAAGATGGCTGGCATCGAAAAGGCCGATAGTGGCCCGCGTGACCTGCCAGGGCAGGATCACGGTTCCGTCTGCCGCAACGGTCAGTGGCCCGACCGAACCCTGATCGGTCCAGGCATACACTGTCTCGCCCGCGAGATGCGGCAGCGAAAACGTGTCCGAAGGATCTTCTGGCGCAAAAACCGCGCTGGCAAATCCATGCACGGCGTCCAGGATGTTCTGCCCGGCCAGCAGGCCGAAGGTGACAGCCTGGCGCTCGATCATCCGCACGGTTTCGCCGTCAATGGTGCGCCGCACGATCATCGTCAGCTCATCGGCGGCACCATCGGCCGAAGGCGATACCGCTATGCTTTCGACCGCGCCGCCGGCCAGAGAATAACGCGCCCAGCCGAGAACATCTTCGGCGGCATCGTAAAGCATGGCGGCCAATTCGCCGTTGCCGCGCCGCAGCCAGGCCAGCCGCTGCGGTGCGCTCTGCCAGACGATTTCGTCAAAGCCGCCGGCACCCAGATGCTCGGCCGGCAGAGACAGCTCGCTGGGCCGCTTCTTGTCTGCCTCGAAGGAATAGATCATCTGGAACAGACGCCCGCCGTCTTTCGAAATGAAGATCGGGGCGCCGTCGGGCACGATGGGCCGGATGGGACGCGAGCCGATGGTGCTGTCGGACCCGATGACGGTGGTGGTGGGGCCGATGACCAGTTCGGCGGAAGATGAGCGGGTCGAGAATTCTTCACCCAGCGCGCCGATGTAAAGCGCACTGGCGCCCGAGGCCAGCCAGATGATCCGGTTCAGCGACGACTGGCCCGCCACCGAAAAGGCGAAACTTTCGTCGGCCTCGATGCCAGGGCGGAAATCCTCGTAATCGCCCACGGCAGAGGCCCAGAAGGTGCGGGGGTCTGAAGGTGTGGCGGCGGCTATCAGCCGCTGATCATGCGAGGCAAGGCAGGATGGATAGCCGTGGCGCGCCGACCATGCACCATCCGCCCAGCGATAGGTCGCCTGCGTCACCACCCCGCGCGGCAACTGGCGCAGCACGGTGGCGCTGGCCGAAGTCGGGCTGGCAACGGCGGTGATCCGCACCACGCCGACGCCATCATCCTCATAGCGCCAGACCGGGCCGCCCTTTTCGGACAGGAAATCGCCATCCTCATGCACGGGCGGGTTCACGCCGATCGCCCGGCCATCGGTGCCGGTCAGGATTGAGGTTACTTCCCAACTGATGTCGCGGATGTTGCGCTTGTCGCCCAGCCCGTAGGTCGTTCTCTGGGCCCATTCGGGATAGGACGCATAGGTGATCTGGGTCCAGATGATCTCGCCATCGGTGATCGTCGTCGGGGCGGTTGTCCAGGGGCCGGGCATGGAAAAGCCCGAACGGCCCGATCCACCATCGAAAGACAGGATGCGGTAGCAGTTTTCGCCATAGATCATGCGGTCGCCGACATTCGCCTTTACGTCTGCCGTCCAAAGCGGGATGTCGGGCGAACCCACCCTGTTCAATTGCATCAGGCTGCCGACATGATTTGCGGCGAAAATCGCCGATGCAGCGGTGAGCGTGATGGCGCCGGTGGCGGCGCTGGCCTGCAACGTCCGCGCCTTGTCGAGGTTCTGCACCCGGAAGGGGCCGGTGCTGTGGTTCACAGGGCCAATGGTCCAGTTCGCCAGCCCGAAGCGCGACAGCTTCTGCATCGGTTGCAGCCCGTCCACCAGATAGATGACGTCGGCCGATTGTTCCCACTGCAGGCGCGGCAGGCTGTCCGCTCCGTAGGGCGTGGCGATTTCATAGGGCAGCAGCCCGTCCATCACCAACTGGCCATAGCGCCAGAACCGCAGGGCATTGGCCGTGAATTCCAAGGTCATGGCATCATCAGCCGCGAATTCGAAATCCACCAGACGGCCGGGGGCATTGCCGCGTGTATAGCCGTCAAAGATCGTCCCGGGCGCTCGGGTAAAGCCACCTTGCCGCAGCGGCAGAAACCCGTTGCAGGCGGCAAGCCCGGTCTGGCTGCGCTGATAATCGACGCGGCGATACAGCAGCGGACTGATCTCGCCCGAGGAAAACGACAGTTGCGCCGGGGTGATCGTGGTCATCGCAGCGCCTCCGACACCCAGTCGGTGATTTGCGCTTCGCCATATGGCGCCGGGCTGGCCGTGCGGGCATCGGATTTCGAACAGCGGCGGCGCAGCTCGTCCAGCGCATTGGCCAGACTGGCGCGCTTGGTTTCGACACCCAGCCAGCGCGGGGCCATCAGCACGGCCAGTTGCAAGGCGACGGCGGCCCGGAAAGTGGCAGGCAGGCGGCTTTCGTCCTGCACGCGACGGGTATAGCGGATGCCCAGCGGGGCAGGGGCATCGGCGCGCAGATAGCCCTCGTCCAGCCGGTAGCGCACGGCAGTATCGGTCAGCTCGCGCAGCATCACGCAATCGCCGGGCAGGGCATAGACATAGGGCAACCGGGGGTCGGCGGCGGTGCCTGACGGCAGACTTGCGGCCGGAAGTGTGACCATGCGCGAGGCAAAGGACCAATCGGTCCACTCAAGGCACATGTCGATCGCGCTGTCATAGTGCAGGGTCGCATCGCGCGCCTGATCGCTGTCATCGCCAAAGCTCGACGGGGCCGACAGCTCAACCATGCTGAAGGCCTGTGCGATGATCGTGGAGGCGGCGAAGGTGACGGGCATCAGGGCGCCTTTGGCCGGGAAAGGGCTGGCGGGGGCAAACCCCGCCAGTCAGGATCAGCGCGCGAAATACTCGAAGCGGAACGGCATCGACCCGGCGCCGGTCGCCGCGGCGATGGCATGGGCATAGATGCCGATCAGGCCGCCCGGATCGGCGGCCAGGCCGACCACCTCCCACAGCGCCTTGCCATGGTTGGCATCGCCGAACGCGATCGGCGACACGGTATTGCCCGCCGATTTCAGGACGGCTGCCAGCGCATCCACGTCATCAACGGTGCCGATGCGGATGGCGGCAAAGCCCCAGTTTTCCACATCGAACGCGGTGCGGTCGCCCAGCACGGCATAGGACGGGATATCGGCGAGGTGGTATTTCGACAGGTTGCTGTCGGTCGAGGCGTTGGAAACGCTGCCCTGCACCATGATCGGCCGACCCCGCGAAAATTCGGGATCGAGGCCAGAGGCGGCGGTCAGATAGTCAGCGATCAGATTGGACTTGCCAGAGACGACGGCCATGATCGGCCCTCCTTTCAACGATGGTGGAAAAGGATGGCCGGATCATCCGGCCATCTTGGGCCGGATCAGGTCTCGGTGCAGGCGATCACACGCACGCCGCCGTCCTGGACGCGGGCGCAATCGACACGGGCCGAGACATAGACATAGGGCAGCTTCTTCGCGCTGGTGTCGTTCCACATGTCGCCCTGGATGTCGGCCCAGATGCCCAGCATGATGTTGCGCTTGGACCAGACCGGACACAGCCGGTTGCCGCTGGCATCCTTGGGCAGGCGGTTGGTCTGGATCCACGTGTAGCCCATCAGGGTGGTGGGCTTGCCGGTCTTCAACTGCTCGATGTTGAAAGCGTTCAGCGGCGTTGCGGAAGCGGCCGCGATGTTCAGCAAGTCGGTCACCTGCTTGGG